CAACTCCATTAGAAGCAGCAGAGTCATCATCTGTAATTGTTATCGGTACTGGAGCTACCCCATATGCCTTTATTTTCTCATTTGTATAGTCATACGAAAATGATATACCATCTGAAGGTTCAATAATGATATTTATAATGTCATCAAACCCACCAACCATTCCGGGAGTTAGGCTTTCTCCACCAGTCGGATAAGAAGAATCAAAGGTAATTTCAATTGCCTTGTACTTCAAGTCCCCAGTGTGAGAACCAAACTTCCCTGCTAATTCATTGCTATTTGAATCCGTAGCATCTGTTATAGAAATTGCCATTTGTTTATTCCTCCTAGTTTATTGATAGTTTTTCTATCTATATTATTATACTAGCCGTTTTATTTTTTCCTTTTTAGGGCTTCAGCTATTTCATCTCGTTTCTTTTCGCCTAAACTTCCTTCCTTAAAAGTCTCATATCCCATCTTTTTCGCTTGGGCTGTAGCAACTGCGAAAGGATTATCTACAGCCTTTAATCTAAAAAATTTGTAGGCTTCTCAACCGTTCCTTTATAATCAGAAGATTTCTGAAAACAGAACTCACAAGGACAAGACTCTTTATATAAATGTTTTTGGTCTTGTGCCATCCAGTTGAAAAAATCATCAGCTTTTGAAATTTTTATTTCAATTTCCCCTGAGTCTTGGGTTCCACTGGCTTTTATTTTTTCAGCTGTTATAGCAGAAAGTAAATTATTAAACCCCTCAGTTGTATTCATTTCAGATACAGGAGTCTCATTTGAATTACCTCCTTCAACCACACCTCTTTTTTGGTACTTCCCAACTTGAGGAACAGTCAAAGCTTCATCGTAATGACGCATACCTATACTGTCTCCAGCCGCATTCACTGCCCACGGAACATACCTATGTCCTGTAGGGTCTTCCTCTGACACGGGGGTGTTTCTGGCATATTCAGGTTCCAGCTCACTAGGGAATCCATACTTGTCAAGTAGCCTGTGATGCTCTTCCTGTCTTGCTTGAGTGTTATATAAAATAGGAAACGCCTCAATTCCATCTTGGGGCATCTCTTTCTTTACATAATCTAAAAATGATTTAGTAAAATCAATCTCTCCATCTTTCGTCATAATTAAGTTCACCTCCTGTTTTTGAACTGGTTCATCATCCGATGGACCTTCATGTGTGTTTCCACTGTGTCTTGTACACCAATCATCAGCATCTATTGAGCCTTCTACTATTGAACAGCTCCCATCTTCTTTCACGAAAAAATCGCATGTACCACAACTAAAGCCATGTTTTAATTGTCCTTCAGTAGCTTTCTGATAACTGACCTCAGATTTTTGAAACTTTTTATTTTCTTCTTCATCTTCTTCATCCTTTACTAAACAACTTCCATCTATACAGGTTGAAGTTGCAGCATTATCAGCCTTTATGATATCAAAAGAAGCTCCTTGATTAACACCTTTCTCACAAACTGTTACTTCTGCAAGCTCTAATTCATCTACTTGCATAACATCTTGTAGTCCTTTTTGTATATTTTGAGTCTTTATTGCACTCCCAGCAATACTATAGCTCTTTAATTTACCACTATGTATTTGTTCGGCTACCTTTTTTGAGATTTTTGTGTCATTTCTAAGCTCGGTTATAAAGAATAACCCATTCCCATTCACTCCTGACTTAAATATCTGACCACTTTTACTTATGTAAGCAGGTAGAGCCCAACCTACTTGTACATCAGAATGAAGAACCATTGCATTTCTGGTTCTAAAATTATCCATATATTTATCAAAGGCTTTAGATAAGGCATTTGTTGTTATCAAGTGACCCTCTCTGTCAACTAATTCAATCGAAGCCGGTCCCCCAATAACAAGTTTGTCATCATCAGCTATATCCATCTTAGCTAATGCCTTGGTGTAAATACCATTTTCAGGATAAGCCCTAGATAAGGTTAATAATTCGGCTGGGGAAGCAATTCCTGCCTTATGTAATCTTTTGTACTCATCCAATGCTGGTGAAATATCTTTTCGAGATACCTTACCATCTAGAGATTTTTCTAAGAATAATATACTTGGGTCACCTAAATCAAGAACAGAAGGTTCATCACTGTTATCTAACCAGTTTGCTGGATTAGGAATTTCCCCCACCTCTGTTTGAATAGCTTGTGTAGTCATATTATTAATCCGCTATTCCCCAGATTACACCTGTAAGTGTTGGGGTTCCTTGTGCCGCTATCATTGATATCTTACCTCTGAAATCTAATGGAAAATTTGTGTCTAGCGTTTGACCACCATAAATTGGTATCCCATTCGATGCCGTCGCAGTCGTATCAAATGCTATATAAATAATATCAGCAGCAGTACCAGACTGATTCTTAAATTGGAATCCTCGAATAACAGACATAGCTGGCTTTTTAATTGAAGTAGATAAATTTGTAGTACCTGTCCATTCATAAAGACTACCTTCAGCTCCGGTTTGGTTACCATCTAGGTAAGTGGAAACTGCTGTGGTATCTTCCCTAACTTCAAACATTATTTTATCTATATAAAAGTTTATGTTGTGTTGAGCTGGGGTAACCACATATAGTCTATAACTTGCAGCATCTGTATTTGCGGGTATAGTATATTGGGTATTTATAGCTACCCAACTAGTATCTAAGCTAGAACTTCCTGAAGAAGCTAATTCGGTACCAGATGAATCTGTAATATTGATTTCTACTGTTCCAGAAGCAGAAGCACCTCTGTGTTCACATTGAACTGTTATATGTTGTGGGTTTACACTTCGTGCTATTTTTGGAGATTCCCAATAAAATCCTTCTCCTACTGCTGAGTTATCTGGGTTTACTAGTAGTGACGCAGCTCCTTCAGACTGTTGTCCTGTATCCCTAGCAGCGGCTGAACCCGTGACTACAAATTCATCAACATTAGTTCCCTCTATTCCCGGATTCAAAATCCAGTTAGTTGCTTTCTCACCACCACTTGCTACTATACTATATACATCTTCTGCAGTTGTACTAGCAGCATTAGAGATTGCAACATATCTATTATATGTATGAACTGAACTTCTGGTAGAATTATCTATATCCCATTCTCTATAATCTGTGTGTCTTTCGTTAGCCATTTATATATTCTCCTGTTTATTTAAAATTTATGATAGCTACAAAGCTACCCATTACAGCTGAGGTATGTACAACTAATATCCCTATTGCTAAAAGAATACTTTTCATTCCATACATTTTGTTACGCCATTCAGATATATTATCGACTTGGGTTTCAACCTTCTCTAGGTTTAGGGAAAGTTTTTCGTTAAGGGCGTTCTGACTTGAAATATAAGAATCTAATCGTTCCATATAAACTGCTAAATTCACTTGTGTGTCCTCATTGGCCACTTGATAGTCCTCACAAAATATACTATTTATCAAAAGTGCAGGGGTGCCGTAGCACCCCCGCAGGTTCATCACTAAACTTTATGAGTTTAGGTCAGCTATTTTTGCTTGTACAAAAATGTTCTTACATCGCATTTCAGCCATAGTGTAGAGTAATCCTCTAACAACTAGTGCGTTTGCTGCGAAGTAATCTCTGTTCTCTACATACTGCGTAGGTTGAGCAACAGCGATTTCTATGTAATCAGTATCCAAAACGTAAACATTTGAACCAAGAACTGCATCAGCTGTTGATACAGACTTAGCTACGTCAGCGTCTGGGATGATTGGGATACCTTGGTAAGTAGCTAGAACTAGTCCAGTTCTTGTACCGGGGAAAGTTCTTTCAGAACCTACACCCACTTGGTACTCTTCTTGTCCTAAGTATCTCTGGTTACTATTAAGCAATCTTTCTAAGTTGAAGTATTGGTCGTGACCCAAAAGTATTAGTTTTGGTTCTCCACCATTTGTTCTAATTTTCTGGATTGCGGTATCTAGTAAGTTTAGACTTAGAGCTCGTCCTGTTCCTGAGTTATAAGAAACAGAAGCAGCTGCGTTCCAATCACCAGCAGTTCTACCACCTAATGTTAGGTCGTATGCTCTAGTTCTTGAGCTTGTACCACCACCGATAGCGGAACCATCTTCTGCCACAACATCATCAATTGATGTCATACCAGCTCTTGAATAGATGAATGCTACGTCTGAGTTGGCAAATGTAGTACCTGAAGCAACTGTAACAACACCGGTTGAGGTGTTTACAGCAGAAACAACGGAACCAGAGGTTCTGTCAAATCCACCTGCTGAGTTGTCAT